ACTTCGAAAAGAGATTTATTATTTTCTAAATAGAGGTGATTGTTTTTATTAAATTGAGCCATTAGCGTTGCCATCCTTTGATATATTTGTCTGAGAAGTTAGCATTACTAAATCCCAATCTATCTACAAGTTTAACAGCGTTTTTGCCCATCTTATCGATAGCAACGAATCCTTCTTGTTCTGTTACTTGATATCCGTCAGCGGTCTTTAGGAATGTACCAATAGTTTTTGCTTTATCTAGCTTGCCAATAATCATAAGCTTTGCGTCAATAATCAAATTATACAAATCAAACATAGCTACAATTTGTGCAGGCGGAGTTTTTTTGAAATATTCTAAAGTAGAATCTCTTTTTGCAATCTTACTAGCTTTACCTTTATCGGTCTTAAGCTTATTTGCTTCTGCATCGTAATAATCTGCAATGTATTTTTCTAGATCTCTTACAAACGTTTTTGTATTTTTAATTCTTTCGCCTTGACGAATTTTAGAATTAACAAATGTTTTTACTTTTACTAGAGTATCTTCGTTGTCTGAAATACCATTAAATGTTTCTTTTTTAATGGTATTGAATAATTTTCCAGCTCGAGAAAGAATGTCTGTTACTTCTTTAGTTTCTGATGCTGTAAAGTTTGCTGTGCCAGATACATCTCTATATAATGCATCTACCGACCAAACGCCTTTTACTTTCTTGAGGCCAGAAGCAATCTCCTCTCCAAAGCTTGCAGACATTTCTTCAAAACTTGATCCTCGGTATGTAGTGTGCCAGACCACTCCGATTTTGGATCCGAGTATTTCCGCACCGAGTTTTGAGTTCTTAGGTACCGCATAAACAATCGTATTAGGATGGAAAGTAATATGTGGTTCACCTTCAATGTCCACCACTTTAAGATCTTCTTTAGCATATAGAAAGTCACCTTGTACTACGCCTTTAATGCCAAGTTTTGGTAACTCAGCTAGCGCTAGTTTTAATTTTGTATTCAAATCACCGGAAGTATCAGCATCTACATCAGCTGATGTTTTATATACCTTTGGGTTTTTATTAAAGATACCCTTTTTAGCAACAAAGAACTTACCATCTGATGGATCAATGCCAGCAAATACAGCTGGTGCGCCATCCCATTTAACAGTAACGTTTACTTTTGATTTTGCAGTACCAGCAAGCATGTCGCGTAGCGCGCGCAGGAAGTTAATAGAATCACGAGTTCCATCTACACCTGCATTAAGGATGTTATCCTCGAGGTGCTCCATGTGAGTGTTCTTAGACTCAACTAAGTAACTTTTAAATGATAACATTACACTTTTCTAACTCGCTGGTGTGTGAACGGGTTTTTCTTTGTAGTTCCAGGTTTAAGAGAGTACGGACTATTAGCCATAGTTTTTACTTTAACTTCTGGTTGAATTTCATATTGGCTTGTACGAATACCAACTCGCATTCTAAAATCGCCTTTACCACCAAACATAGGAACGTCTGCTGCAATACCAAGAGGATCCTCATTGCTAAGTCTATAAAAATCGTCATCAGCTTGTAGATAATAAACTGGTTCTGCTTTTCCGCCGCCAGCGTAGTGGTCTCTAACAACTTTACCTAAATCTTGGTTTGGTACTGTTACAATATACTGATCAGCTTGCTTGCTCATGTAAGCTTTCATTTCAGCATGATTTACAGTATCTTTATCAGTTTTTTGAGGACCAACGTTTGTATTTAGCTTAGTTTTTCCTGTAGCTTTTAATATATCTTTTACGAATTTATCAGCATGCTTATCAAGCATTTTTGCTATATAAACTTTTAACGGTCCTTGTTTTCCTGCAAATGGGCCACTTTTTTCTAGTGATGAAAACCATTTTTTGCCATCATATGAAGCTCGAGTATTTCCAAGGTTGTCTGTATGGTTCATTTTTACTTCAATCCACACGTTTTTACCCTTGTGTTTAACAAGAACGTCAGAATAAGTAGAATCTACCTTTGGTCTTGAGGCATCATAGCCCAAATCTTTTAATTGATCTGCAACATCTTTTTCATACTTATCTGACGCGACGCTCATAAGAAGCAACTCCAGTTCTTCACCAATAAAGTCTTTAAAGGATTTCATTTTCTTTCAGTTGGTTGGTTTTTCTTTATTTATATATTAAGAAATGCCACCAGCTGAGAACAATGTCTTCTTACTTCCTTGACCAAATGCAGTTTTGTCGAATGGCAAAGTATCATCATCTCTTGACGAATTACTGAATGATGCTGTATTAGCAGCACTATTACCTGTCATGCCTCGTTGAGCAGTTTCTTCAAGCTCATAGATTTGCATTTTAGCTCGATTAATACCGACAACAAATCTACGATAAAAACTAATATCGCCCCAGCGATTTTTTAATTGTTTAAGCATTAGCTGGCCAAGACCATCAAGTTCTTCAGTAGTAATTAAACCAAGAATACAATCGGCAGTATGAGTGATACCCATAGACTCAGAAGTATTCGTAAGATCAACGTCAGAGTTTCCATAACCATCACGGTTAAACTGTGAAGATGTAATAACTGCACAGTTATATTCCATAGCTAAACCACGAATTTCTTCTGCAATAGACTTAACAAGAGTGTAACTGTTTGCGGCTGCAGCACCTTTAACACGAGATGAAGCACAGATATTCAGGTAATCGATACAAACAATATCAGGCTTAAAGCCTTGTTTCATTTTCAGTTCATTAAGCAAATGTCTGAAGTGACCAGCATGAGCTGAACCAGTTGGGTATTCTTTGATAACAAGCTTACCTTTAGTCTTTGATCTAATACGTTCAATACGTTTAGCGTAAACATCACGCGGCAACAGCTTTAACTCGTCAAGAGTTACATCCATCATATTAGCGTCAATACGCTCAGCAATACGTTCTTCTGCCATTTCCATTGTAATGTAAACAACATTCAAACCTTGCATAAGAGCATTTGCTGCAAAGTGGCATTTCAATAGAGACTTACCACCGCCAGTTGTTGCAAGCAGCACAGTCATAGATTTACGAGGTAAGCCACCTTTAGTAATCTTGTTTAGAATATCAATATCAAATGGAATACGTTCTTCTTTGCGGTGATAGAAATCATAACGCGATTCAGCATCTTCAATAAAGTCGTGGCCTACCGAGCTGTCAAAGCTAATACCCAGAGAAGCAGCAAGCAACTCTGGAATAGAGCCTTTATCGTTTTCTTTATCTTGACCGTCCATAATCAAAATAGCTTTGCGAATTGAGTTGAATAGATCTTTATCTTGGCAAAACTTTTCTGTTTCTGATACAAGGAAATCTATATTTGTTGATGAGTCTGTAGCTAAGCTATCAACTTCAGACATAATATTTTTGTAAGACTCTTCGTTAAGGTCTTTACGTTTATCTAGAGAAAGCTTAAGCGCTTCAATAGAAGGCGGTGCTTTGTATTCTTCGACGTATGATGAATATGTATCAAAGATTTTTCTTAGTGAACCATCGTCAAAGTAATCTGCTTTAATGTATGGATATACTTTGCGGTAAAATGTATCGTTGAGTACGAGATTTGATAATACTGTTTTTTCAATCATTTGATATTTCCGTGTTCTAAATTAGAATTGGCAGCCGAAGCTGCCAACACATTCAATGTTATCTTATATAATAACATACATTACAAATACTGTCAACAGTTGATCACTCGTCTTCATCTTCATAATCTTCATCAATAGTACTAACACGTTCTGAATCATCACGCATAATACTACCAGATGCACCAACTGTAAACTTATCTTTAATATAAGTTGTAATATCAGTCTTCTCAAACATCATCATCCAAAAGTCTTTGTTATCATTAACATCTTTTGCACGAAGAGATTTTTCTGACAAGATTTCGCCAGTTGCAGGATTAACTGCTTCATACCAACCAGCTTTTGGTTTACGAAGGTAACCACCTGCTTCAGCAATATCCATCAAACCAGACCATTTAACAATACCACCTTCATAGCTTACACTAATCGGAATCTTTGATTTCTCTTTAACATAACGAGATTTTTCAATGTTGATAATGAAGTGATAGCCTTGAATTTCTGTACCAACTTTATCTTGCTGACGACCGATAATCCAGATGCAATCTGCTGAATAATAGATACCCGTACCGCCGGACACGACATCCTTAGGAAATAAACCAATCTCTTTATAAGTGTGGTTAACTGCAATGAGAGGAATATCTTTAAGGTTAAGATGCGGAGTAACAATACGGAACAAAGACTTAAGTGCTTTAGCACGAGTCATGTCAGCTACTGATTTACCTTCAAGAGCATCTTCAGCTTCTTTCTTAGAAGCAAGGTTACCAATAGAATCGATAACGATAATAACTTTATCGCCTTTTTCGATTTTGTCAAGTTGTTGAGTAATATCGAACTTAAGTTCTTCAACATTAACAATTGGTGTGTGTACAACACGGTTTACGTCAATACCAAATGAATCAAAGTACGCTTGAGGCGTACCAAATTCTGCATCATAAAACAAAAGAATTGCTTCTGGATTTCGTTGCATATAAGCGCCTGCCATCAACAACGCGAATGCCGATTTAAAGTGCTTAGATGGACCTGCAAGAACGAGCAATCCAGGTACAACACCACCATCAATTCTACCAGATAACGCGACGTTAATCATTGGTACTTGTGTTGGTGCCATATCTTTCTTACCGAAAACTTTGGATTTAGAAAGTTGAGCAGTTAACTTAATTGTACTGTTCTTCACTAGCTTGTCTAATAGACTCATAATTATTTTCCTTCTACAATTGAAAGCAATTTACTTTTATACGCCTCAATCTTTTTAACTCGATCAGGCCAGAAAATTGTTGATTTATCTGGGTTCTTACACAAGTTGTCTAAGAATGGCGTAATGGATTTGTATAGAAGATTTAGACGATATTCTAAATCGTCAATAGTTACTTGAGTGTCTGT